TAGTGTACTTAACAATGCAACTGTACCTGTGGCATTCGGTAGAGTTATTGTCTTATCTGAACCGGAAGCATCGGCTGCTGTAAGTATTATCTCATTTGCATCAGCCGTAGATCCTTCAAATGTAATATTTCCACTTTCAAGTGTTATGGAATTAGCACTATCGAGTGAACCTGAACCAGAAACTATTTTGGTGGACTGTATAGAACTAAAACCGTGGAATTGTGTTGCACCTCCTCCTAGAGAAACTGTGGTACTACCGATAAGAAATGAACTATTAGCTAAATTACTGTTACTGATTGAAGATGCACTTGTTAATACAGTTCCTGTTTCATCTGGAAATGTAATTGTTCTATCAGCTGTAGGATCAGTGACAGTTAAAGATGTTTCAAAATTATTAGCTGTAGATCCTTCAAATGTAATATTTCCACTTGCTAAAGTAATGCTGTTTGTTTGACCCTCAACAAATGAACTAATCTTGGTAGCAGAAAAAACATCTAATCCTCCAATATTTGTTTCTGTGCCTCCTAGAGAGATCGCAGTTCCTCCAATAGTTACGGAACTATTTGCTAATTGAGAATTAGGTATTGCATTAGTTCCAAACTCACCTGTGGATGCGTTATAAGTCAACCCATTTCCAGAAGCTACACTTAATGTTCCTCTTACATCTGAATTAGCTGGACCTGTATAAGTTATTACTCCAGTTGAACTATTGTATGCAAGACTTCCAAAACCTCCGGAATCAGTTACCGAAACAGCTCCTCTGGCTCTAGCATTTGTAAAGTATAAATTTGTATTCTCTCCAAGGTCGGCTGTAGTATTACCAGCAAAGTCTAATTTATCCGTAGGAGTGTTTACTTCTTTTAATTACTACTGTTAGTTCCTTATCTAATAAAAAACTTTTATTATTCTTCTATTTTATCTTTAACAATTTTAGCCAAGAGCAATAGGACGCTTTATTCGTACAATTAATTCGTTTGTATTTGCTGCTTCACCTACTAAAGTTATGAAATGACCTGCAGTTGTTGGAGGATTTTTAATAACTTGCCCTGGTGTTGTGTTAGATAAAAAGAATATATCTCCAGCATCTAATGTCTGTGATGAAGCCACCTGACCTGAAACTATCGCACGAACCGATTGTCCTGCAGATTTTGTAGTTTCTGCAAATCCTGCAACAGTTGCTTCATCTAAAGTACCGTTTGCTCTTGCCTTACCTACCTTTCCATCGGAAGCTCTGGAATATAAAGCATCTCCTTGAGTGACATTTTCAAAGGCAACAGCCTGATATCCTACAACTTTAAAAACAATAGGATTAGGCATGGTCTCTTTAAAATCAACCAAAACATCTACTAATCCTTTCTCATTAGCAGAATATGGTTGTAAATCTGTTACATCAGCCATTATCTTAAAAGTACTGGAGCATCAATATGTATCGCGAAATCAGTAGTAGTAGATGCCTCCCCTACACGAGTCACTGCTTTCCCTGCTCCTGAAGGAGGAGTTGTAGTAATTCCACCAGCAGTCGAATCTGATAAGAAGAATAGATCTCCTGCATTTAAAGAACTTAAAGTTTTAAGACCCACAACAACTACCTTTACAGTGCTATTAGCACTAACAGTTGCATTAGCAAAACCTACTACAGTTGCTTCTTCTGATGTCCCATCTGCTGCACTTGCTTTACCCACCTGTCCATCAGAAGTACGCATAAATAAAGCATCTCCATCTGTAACATCTTGAAATGCAGTTGCATTGAATCCAACCTGCAGTGGAGCAAAAGTAGGAAACCCTTCTTTTAAATCTATTAATGCATCAACTAAACCACGGAAATTATTTTCATAAGGTGAACGAGTCGTTGTAAATCCATTAGCAGTCAACAGATCTACAAGAACTTTTATCGCACCCTCTACATTAGGTTCTCCTTGTGCCATTTAATCTTAAGTTTTATATGAGACTATTCTAAGTTGTTAAATCCTTTAGAATAGAAGTAAAGAAAGACAAAAGATTTAATGGACCCAGAAGTTATTGCCATTGCTGTGACCAGTGGATTAGCAGCTTTCACTGGTGTTATAAGTTGCAAGATGAGATCAATCGCGTGGAGGATGACATGGTACGTGGATATGTTCTGAAACAAGATTTTATCCGTGAGATGGATATAGTTCATCAGAAACTGGATAGAATATTAGAACTAATGATTAAACAGAACTCTAAGTAAATGTACTTTAGAAAATTAGATTTAAAGATAGATACACCTTCTTATCAAGTTGGTGAAAAAGAGTTAGAGTATGGGGTTGATATAGATAATAAATTCAATGGTTTGTGGTATAGCAATCTAAAAATAAATAATCAGATAGATTTTATACCAAAAGAATATCAGTCAGATTTTTATATATTATTTCTAGAAGCTAATTCTTATATTCTTCCACATTCTGACAGCGGAGTTAATGCAGTTATAAATTTTTATGTTGAAACAAATAATTGTGCAACTCAGTTTTATGAAATAAAGGATAATGCTAAACCTTATCAAATAGATAATCAGACTGATGGTTATGTATATGATCCAGATGATTTAATTGAGACAGATTCTTTTATTGCAAAACCCGGAGATATCTACATATTAAATGTAAGCAAAGTACATAGTGTAATTCCTTTAGATGATCAGGAGATAAATAGAAAAGCAATATGTTTTTCCACAAATACTCTTAATTTTAATGAAGTAGAAAGGATACTTACTTAACTTTAGAAAGTATTTTTATAGCTTTCTTACGTGTCTTACATTTCTCTGCTTTGAGATTAAGCTTGATTAGCTTTTTATCGCAATCCTCTATCTCTACTTCCTTTAAACCAAGTGTCTTTTTTTGATTTATTTTTTTCATCCCATTGTTTTCCTGCTTGTTTAATTTGTTCTTTTATATTCATGCAATGTCCGCAATCACATTTCTCTTTTAAGTTATCGCAGTCCATCCACCGATGCTAGTTCTATAAATATGCAGAGTAGTTGTTGACTCTATGAAATGTAACTGACCATTTACAGGATTAGATGGGAAACCTGTATTAGTTACAGAAGCTATTGCTTTAGCATACTGCCAATTAGTTCCATCATGAACTCTGAATAATTCTGTACTTGATGTATCAAGCCATGATTCACCTTTTGAAAAACTGTTAAATCCTGTAGGTGCATTATTAGGTTGAGTAGATCCTACATGAATAGGACCAACTTTAATTAAACCTGTGCTTGGAGAAGCAACATTATCTGCAAAGAATAATCCGGGATCTCCAGAATTTATATTCACGCAGAGTTCACCAGCTGCTATTCGAGTTGGTACTGGTCTGTCATTTAATAGACTTGATCTTCTGGTTTGAATCTGTATGGTCATATCTAATTTATATAGAGTCCTGCGTCTACATTTATGGTTTGCTCCACACCTGGATTATAAGTTGAGCAATCCATAGAACTTATACCTGCACCTGTTATTCTTTCT